GTCTTGGTTGGTCACCCAAGTAGGTGCTGGAGTTGAACCAGTTTCGGTCGCGAGTAGTGCGACCTGCCCCACCGGGAGCACCACGTGTGTGTTCGCCCACGTGGGAGGCGTACCGTTCACTGCTAGAGTCCGTCGGTCTCGGTTCTCCTTGACTTGATCTGTTCCTTGGAAGTTCCTTGGTCTTGAGTGGTCTTGGGCACCACTCCAGCGCGGGCGCCGGGGGTGGTGGGGGCACGCCGTGCAGTCCTACGCAGCGGTCAAAAGTGACATGGCAGGGCCGAGGAGGCGTGACATCTTCTTGGCCTGAGTCAGTGCGTTGAGTACACTGTCGCCGACGATAGCGCCGGTGGCCAGAGTGTTTGCCGCTTTGTCGAGCGACTTCACCCAGTCTATTCCGCGCCACTTCGCAGGGTCCGCATCAGCTGGTTTGGACTTTGAGAAGGGCGCATCACGGGCGGCGGAGGTGATCAGTGGCAGTGAGTTCATAAGCTTCTCGCCCGCAACGGGCGTTGAGCCATAGTTCAGTGTCACATACGACCCCACCGAGTAGTCGACGGGTGCGGGCGTGTCGTCGTTGGACTCGACGATGGCGATGACCTGGAAACGGTACGGCGACCCCGACTCCACTGATTTGATCATCAGAGCGAGGGTCGACGCGAAGCTCAGGTTGCCGACTGAGTCCTTGAACTCCACATCAAACGGCGTGCGCGGAAAGTAGTTGACCATGCCGTTGCGACGCAGGTCGAGTGGCAGAACCTCCGACCCATCGTAGCACGTGCGGCCGACTTCCGCAAATCCGCCGAATGCGTCTTCGCGTCCACCGTATTCATAACGGATGGACGCGGCGACGAGGCGTCCACCGGTGATGGCGACGCTGCGCTTTGTCGTGAGGGTCGGCACCCCGTCGGGGGATGCGGCACCGTACGAGATGCTGAGCGTGTTAACGAGCAGCTTGACGTTGACGTAGATGCCGGACTCGTCGACACCAATACTTCCGCCGTCAGTGTCCCATGGACTCCGGAGGTACCGGAAGAGACGAGGAAGCTATCGTAGACAATCTGCTTGTACGTGGGCAGCGGCGACCCGTAGGGGATGCCGACATGGCCGGCGTCCCACGGGTTGGCGATTGCTGCCGCATACTCAACAAGCGCGAGCTCTCCTGGAGTGGCAGAGAAAGTGGGAGGAGTAGTGGTCCTTCGAGTGGGGCGCTTAACCGGCGGCCGGGCCTTCGTAACCTCGATCCCAGCGAGGCCCTTACGTAGGTCCCGCATGATCGCGGCTCGCATGGCGGCGGGTTGGGCGTTACCGCTAGCTCGTTTACCACCTGCACCATTCCCTGGCATATCTCAAAT